CAAAACATTCAGTTACCTCAGAATTTAAACTTTGGTAATTTAAGAGCGGGTATGGCTTCTGGTGGCGATATCAATAAGATTGAGATATTATTAAGACGATTAGGATAAAATTATGGCAAAAGGAATAGGATCTTTAATGGATAAATCAGGACGTACGATGTCTGATATGGATATGATGATGGCTGATCAAGCCGCTAGACAAGGTATGGCTCCAGCCGAGCAGCGTATGATGATGATACAAAAGACAGCAGCCGATATGGGCAGAACCATCTCCGATAGAGATGCCCAGCTTTTCGGTATGGGCGAAATTAGTTTTGAAGAAGCGATGAGTAGAGCTAGACCTAGTATGGATAGAGTGTCTGGTGAAAGAAATCTGATGCAACAAGAACAAATGTTTTTTCCCCAAGAAGATTCTTTTGATCCTAGACAGATCGGTATTATGGGTGCAAAAGTCCGTAAAAATATAGATGAGGTCGTACAACAAGCAACTGAAACTGCAAATATGTTGGGACAAGAAATTAGACCTTTTGTAGATGCAGTTATACAAGGATATCAAGAAGAAATGAAATCCGATAGATATTCATCTTCTCTTTACGATACTGAAAAGAAATTTGCTCAAGGTTTAGCCGAAGGTGGTCCAGTCGAAAGTGAAATCGACAAAGCCTTATCTGACATCCAATCCGTACAACCAGAAGCTCAAGCTATTCAACAAGTGATGACGATGGTGATGGAAATGATTCAATCTGGCGCTAGTGAAGAACAAATCGTTGCCGCTTTAAAAGAGATGGGACTCGACGATGAAGACATTCAGCAAGTAATGATGATGATCGCTGAACAGATGCAAGGCCAAGATCCTATACAATCGCAACTATCGCAAATGATGTAAGATGGCTGAACTACCCGACGTAGGTTCAATCCAACCCCTAACTGAAGCCGAGAAGCGTAAAGCCTTCGGTACCCCTCTGACCCGCGCTTTGAAGATGGATCCGATTAGTTTAGAACGTAGCCCCATCAAACGCGGTATCGCTTCGATTGGCTCCAATATGCTAGATATGTTACCTGGTTTTTCTTTGCAAAAAGGTATGCAAGAAGGCGACCCAATACAGATGGGTCTAGGCGTTACCGATTTATTACCAGGTGCAGCGTTACTTAAAGTTGGCAGTAAAGCCGTTACCGACCTAGCCAATAAACTTGCGCGTATGGCGCCAGAGGAAATAACTGCGGTCAAACAACAATACAACCCAGTATTTAAAAATATATTTGAACAACAAGAACGTATTATCAACGCGGCTGGCGCTACTAACGCCGATAAAGCCGCTGCCCGCGAAGTTCAGCGTAAGATCAACGCCAACTATTCAATTATGTTTGATAACGCGGGTAAGAAGTTTGACGGATGAACCTATCCAGTTTAACCGAGACAGAGCTGAAAGAAGCTCTGATGTTAAAAGAGAAGTTAGACGGCTTCCAAATACAAGATGAGTGCCAAAGTAGTTTTATCAATTATGTAGAACATATCTGGCCTGAGTTTATCTGCGGGCGCCACCATAAAATATTCGCTGAAAAGCTCCAAGAAGTTGCCGAAGGCAAGTGCCGACGTTTGATCGTTAATATGCCACCCAGACATACCAAGTCTGAGTTCGCATCCACTTTCTTTCCGTCCTATATTATGGGACTCCAACCCAAAATGAAAATTATGCAGACTACGCATACGGGGGAACTAGCCGTACGATTTGGTCGTAAAGTGCGTAACTTGATGGATCAAGACGATTACAAAAAAATATTTCCTGAAGTCAAACTGCAATCCGACAACAAATCTGCGGGACGTTGGGAAACCAATAAAGGTGGCGAGTATTTCGCTGCGGGTGTAGGTGGAGCGGTAACGGGACGTGGTGCGGATTTATTGATTATTGACGATCCACATTCTGAGCAAGACGCACTTAGCCCGTCTGCTCTAGAGTCAGCGTATGAATGGTATACCTCTGGTCCTAGACAGCGTCTACAACCAAACGGATCTATTGTTATTGTAATGACTCGTTGGAGTGCGATTGATTTGACCGCTAAGTTATTGGAGGCGCAAAAGGAACCGCTTGCCGATCAATGGGAAGTGATAGAGTTTCCAGCCATATTTCCTGAAACCGATAAACCACTCTGGCCTGAGTTCTGGCCTGAAGACGAATTATTGAAAGTGAAGGCATCTCTGCCTGGTATGAAATGGAACGCTCAGTGGATGCAAAATCCGACAGCTGAAGAGGGTTCGATTATCAAGCGTGAGTGGTGGCAGCCTTGGGAAAACGACAGCTTACCTAACGTGCAATATATTATGCAAAGTTACGATACCGCTTTTTCAAGAAAAGAATCAGCTGACTACTCTGCTATATCTACGTGGGGAGTATTCAGACCGACAGACGATTCACCCGATTCTATTATTCTTTTGGATTGTCAAAAAGGTCGTTGGGACTTTCCCGAACTCAAAGAGATAGCCATGCGCGAGTACAACTACTGGGAGACGGATATGGTGTTGATTGAAGCCAAAGCTTCAGGTACACCTTTAACTCAGGAGCTAAGACGTATGGGCATACCCGTAGTCAATTACTCGCCAACTAGAGGCCATGATAAGACCACTCGTATGCACTCAGTCGCTCCAGTATTCGAAGCAGGTATGGTATACGCACCCAAGCGTATGTTTGCTGAAGAGATGATCGAAGAGTGCGCTTCATTTCCTTTTGGCAAAAACGATGACCTATGTGATACTATGACGCAAGCAATCATGCGATTCAGAGAAGGTGGCTTTTTGAATTTGGCTACTGACTACGATGACGATGATATGGGAGTAAGACAGAGGATTTATTATTAATGGCTATAGAGAGACTAACACCCGATCCAGCAAATCAGATGCCTGAAGAAATGGATATGACGACCACGCAATCTGGCGATGGTTTAGAAGAAGATATTATTGAAGTATTAGAAGGTCTACAAGAAGCTGACGTAGAGATACAAGAAGACGGTTCCGCTTTACTCGGACCCGCACCCGAAATGGTTATGACATCTGAGTTTGGTGAAAACTTAGCCGATGTTTTGTCTGATAGCGAACTCGGTAGAATCTATATAGATTTAGTAGGCAGTATAGAATCAGATCGCTCCAGTAGAGAAGATTGGGAAAAAACTTATACCGACGGTTTGAAATACCTTGGTATGCGTTTTGACGAAACCCGATCAGAACCATTTGAAGGAGCAAGTGGCGTAATTCACCCGTTATTGGGAGAAGCCGTAACTCAATTCCAAGCGCAGGCTTACAAAGAATTATTACCCGCAGGTGGACCAGTTAAAACTCAAGTCGTAGGTGCGTATGACTCTACGATAGAAGAACAAGCGCAACGTGTGCGCGAGTTTATGAATTACCAAATCGTACATGTGATGGAAGAGTACGATGAAGATTTAGACCAAATGTTGTTCTATTTGCCGTTGGCTGGATCTGCGTTTAAAAAAGTTTACTACGACGAAAACCTACAAAGACCTGTATCTAAATTTATAGCACCCGAAGATTTAATCGTACCTTACTATACGACTGATTTAGAATCTTGCCCTCGTATTACGCATCTCATCAAGATGCCTGAAAACGACGTTAGAAAGCTACAAGCTATTGGTTTTTATAAAAGAACAGATTTGGAGCCTGGTGAGGAGCCAAACAATTATTCCTCTTTGGATACGGAGAAAGAGAAATTAGAGGGTATAGAGCCTGGTGGAGAAAGCGACGAAGTATGCGTTCTTTATGAGGTTCATTGTAACTTAGACCTAGAAGGGTTTGAGGATGTAGATGAAAGCGGTGAAGAGACTGGGGTTAAACTTCCTTACATCGTTACTATAGATTCTACGACTGAAAACATTTTATCTATTAGAAGAAACTTCAACGCTGATGATCCAATGAAGAACAAGATTGAATATTTTGTTCATTTCAAATTCTTACCAGGTCTAGGTTTCTACGGTTTCGGACTGACTCACATGATTGGTGGGTTGTCTAAAGCTTCCACATCTATACTAAGACAATTGATAGATGCTGGTACGCTTTCCAACTTGCCTGCTGGTTTCAAGACTCGAGGCATCCGTATACGTAATGAAGATGAACCCATTCAACCTGGTGAGTTCAGAGACGTAGATGCACCAGCAGGCTCTTTACGTGATGCAATACAACCATTACCGTTCAAAGAACCTAGCGGCACCTTGTTATCGTTATTAGGATTATTGGTTCAATCAGGACAACGATTTGCTTCTATTGCAGAAATAGCTGTAGGTGAAGGCAATTCACAGGCACCAGTAGGCACTACTTTAGCGTTGATGGAAAAATCAACCAAAGTATTGAGTGCAATACATAAGCGTTTGCATAACGCGCAGAAAAAAGAATTTGGGTTGTTATCAGATATCTTTGCTCAAAGCTTACCACCGACTTATCCCTATTTAGTGTCTGGTGGTATGAATGAGGTTAAACAAAGTGATTTTGACGGGCGCATCGACATTTATCCTGTTAGCAACCCAGACATCTTTTCTACCAGTCAACGTATAGTTATGGCCCAAGAAATGATGCAGTTGGTTCAATCTAATCCTCAAATACACGGGCCAGGTGGAGTCTACGAGGCTTACAAAAGAATGTACGCTTCATTGGGAGTAGACAACATCGACCAACTGCTTCTTCCACCGCCTCCGTCACAACCTCCACCAATGGAGGCGGGTATGGAAAATAGTACCTTGATGATGGGTGGTACAGCGCAAGCGTTTCCAGAACAAAACCACGATGCACATATTGCAGCACACGTAAGCTTATTAAGTCTTCAACCTGTTCAAACAAACGCGCAGGTACAAGCCAATATCATTTCACATTG